TTCTTTGAGTTCATCTAAGAATTTAACAACAATTTTCTTAATGGCCAATGTGTCAAGTTTAGTAAATTTACAAGTTAAATCAATACGATTACGTAATTCTGGTTTAAAGAATTCTTTAACTGCTTTGTCTTCTTCACCAGTTTTAACTTGATCACCAAAACCTACTTTAAGACTATCACTTGCTTGTGATCCTAGGTTTGAAGTTAAGACAATAATACAGTTTTTGACTTTAACTTCTTTACCGTTCTGTCCTGTAACACGTCCTTCATCTAACATTTGTAGTAGTACGTTTGAAATGTCTGGGTGTGCTTTTTCAATTTCATCAAACAAGATAATTGAATATGGATTCTTAGTTAAGTCTGAAATAAGTTTACCACCGCCTACGTTGCCATCTTCAAAGCCTACATAGCCCGGAGGTGCACCAATCAAACTTGATAAACTGTGTCTCTCTTGAAACTCACTCATGTCATATTTTAATAGTGGCATGTCTAAGTTAGCACTTAGCAGTCTTGCTAGTTCTGTTTTACCAGTACCAGTTGGACCTAAGAATAAGAAACTTGCCATTGGCTTTTTATCTGAATTAATACCTGCAAAACTAACATATAGTTTGTCTAAGACTTGATCAACAACTTTGTCCTGACCAAACAGTTTGTTTTTAACATTAAAGTCAAGTTTTTTAACTTGTACGTTTTGTTCGTTTTTAAGTCTATCTAAAGGTATTTTAGCAATCTTAGCAACTTGTTCTAATACTCTATCTTTATCAATTAATGCACCTGTAGAGCTTTTAGCACGAGCTTTAGCACAGGCCGCATCAATAAGATCAATTGACTTATCTGGATTTTTACGATCGTGTATGTATCTGTCACTCATTTTAACTGCTGTTTCAATAGCAACATTGTCAACTTTAACATTATGGAATGTTTCTAAACGATTACTTACACCACGTAAGATTTTAATTGTTGCCTCTGTGTCTGGTTCATCAATGGTAACTCTATAGAAACGTCTCATTAATGCACGTTCTTTTTCAAACGACTCGTAGTAGTCTTCCCAAGTAGTTGAAGCAACAACTTTTAACATGCCTCTTGAAATAGCAGGTTTAATCATATTAGAGAAGTCTACTGAACTTTGTCCACCTGACCCAGCACCTTTCATTTGATGTGCTTCATCAATAAACAATACGCAATTCTTTTTAGCCTCTAGTGCTTCAATAACTTCTTTAACTTTTTCTTCAAACTCGCCTCTGTACTTTGATCCAGCAAGTAGTGAACCCATTTCCAATGAGTATACTTCATGATCTTGTAAGAACTCTGGAACATTATTGTTATTAATTTGCAGAGCAAGTCCTTCTGCAATAGCAGTTTTACCTACACCTGGATCACCAACTAACAATACGTTTGCTTTAAACTTCTTAGCCAGTACATGAATAATATCTTCTAGTTCTTTTGAACGACCAATAACAGGTTCAATCTTATCTTCTTTAGCAAGTTTAGTTAAATTAATACAATGTTCTTCAAGTAAAGCGTTTGCTTCTTTTTCACTCATCTTAGGAGTAATATCATTATGATAGTTTTTACCCCAGAACTCTACAAAGTCAACTTTGTTAATGCCATACTTGAGTAGGAAGTAGTGTGCGTGGCTATGTGTTTCGCTCATAATAGCCAAATATAAGTCAATGGTTGATACTGTTTTTCTTCCTGAAAATAATACTTGTGTACCAGCACGATTAAACACACGCTCTAAGCCATTGGTTCTTTTAGGTGCAACTTTTTCACCCTTTTTATATTCAATACTAACAATGCCTTTTAACCAGGCATCAAAATCTTTATCCATTTGAACAACGTCAACACCGTACGATGTAAGTAACTGTTTAAATGGTTCAAAACGAATCAGTGCTAAACATAAATGTTCAACTGTGACATATTTGTGCTTAAAAGTTTTTGCTAACTTTACTGCGTGGTCTAATATGTGTTCTATTTCTGGGTTATTTTGCATCTTCTTCCTTAATTACTTAATGTGCATTATTTATCGACCTAATTTTTCCTTTAAAAGCTGTATAATATCTTCTGGAATATCTTCAGGTATCACAGCATTTAATTTTACATATAAATCACCTGCTTGTCTATCTTTTTGAATGCCTTGCCCTTTTAGCCTTAATTGTGCCGACGGCCTGGTACGTTCAGGTATTCTTAGCATTAGTTCATCACCGTCGATGTGTTTAATAGGTACATGCGTTCCTAAAATACAATCCCAAAAGTCTACATCAACTATGGTTACTAGGTCTAATGCTCTAACACGTTGAAAACGTTTGTGTGGGTGTATTCTATATATAATGTTTAAATCATTGCCTTTTGCTAATTTTGGATAGCGTATTGTCTGCCCATCTTGTACTCCTACAGGTATTGTAATTTTAACTGCTTCAACATTACCACCTGCTTGTATACTAACTATCCTATCACCGCCGTGATAAACATCTTCTAAGGTAATCCACAAACTCATTTGTACTATAGATGGTCTACGTTGTTGTGGATTACCTCTATGGAAGTTAAAAAATTCTTCAAATATATCTTCCATGTTACCACCAGATGTAAATCTAAAACCTCTTGGTGTTTCAGACCATCCATCAAATCCTGGTTGCCTAAATTTATCTGGATTAGTTATACGCTCATATGCTTCAGAAATTTCTTTAAATTTAGTTTCGTCACCGCCACGGTCAGGGTGATGCTTCATGGCCTGCTTTTTGTAGGCTTTTTTAATTTCAGCTTCACTGGCGTCACGATTGACACCTAAGATTTCATACGGATCCATACTTACTAGTATATAAGAAAAAAGGCAAGAGATCAACCCTTGCCTCTATATTTTGGTTAGAGTTTATTACTTTTTAAGACCAAGTAATTTTAAGATGCCACGGATGGTTTTGACAACCATTTTGTCCCATAGCATTTGTTTCATTGAAAATTTCTTTCCCATTATTTTTCTTTATCCTTATTATAAAACACACCCTGCGGCAATGATTATGTTGTCCAACATTTCGTTTGCCTTGGAACGAACTGCTAGGTCATCAGCGGCGTCACTAATTGCTTTTGAGTGTTTTAAGTCACCCATAAGTTCTTTGTATTCGTCTTCGCTCAACGCACCCGATTTAAAATCATTTGTATATGCTTCTGCTTCTTTGGCCCAGTCTGCTAGTTCTGTGTGATTGTTGCCAACCCACTCTTGTAATTCTTTCATTGCGTCCATAATTTGCTCCTTATCTTACTTTTTTACCAATCACGTTAGTGATGATAGTTGCGTTCTTTTCAATAAGTCCAAACTTACTAGTACAATAACTCATACTAACTTCTTTCTTATCGATGTTATAACGTTGATCTAATCCTCTAACAATTTCTAGTAGTTCACTGGACATTGTTATAGTTTCTTCATTATGTTCAATTGACTCGGCATAGTTCTTAAGTTTAAGTGTGTCTGCCCATAACATACTAACTTCACGATTTACTTCTGGAGTGCCACATTTACGAGCACCTAGGTTAGCCTGTGTCCTCACGTTGACAGCAAGTAGATATTCGTTGTTGTCAAAGCGAGCCATATCAAAATAGTCAAGAGTAGCACAGCCAGCCATTGACATAACCATTGCAAACAATACTAATAATTTTTTCATTCTTCTTCCCCTAGCATACAAATTGGAATTGGTTCCATCTTATGTCGTGCTTTCTTTTGTATTGCTAAAAATGTTATTAAATTCTTTTTCTTTTTTCCATCTGGTGGTTGTTCGCCAGACTCTGCATACATCATTGCTTCTTCTAATTCTGGGTATGTCATACCTAGTTGATCCTCATCACTACGTGCATCATCCCATAATCCATCTGTGGGCGCCGCATTGATAATATCATCACTTACGCCTAACACCTTGCCCATTTCCCATACTTCTGTTTTTAAGCAGTCAGCAATAGGACTAATGTCAACACCACCGTCTCCATATTTGGTATAAAAGCCTACACCAAAGTCTTCTACTTTGTTACCTGTGCCTACTACAATACCATTCTTTTCTTGTGCTACTTGATACAGTGTAGTCATACGTAGTCTTGAACGTGAATTAGCCAATGCTAATTTATTGTTTGATGGAAATAACTTTTCAAAAGATTCAAATGTTTCTGTAAGATTAATAGTTTCCCAATGTACATTATCAAAACGCTCTAATAACTTTAAACAGTGATCTACTGAACGATCATGCTGATCCTGTTGTTGTCTAATTGGCATTGATAGCACATAAGTTGGTTTACCAGTTAAAGCACACAGTGTACTAACCACTGCTGAGTCAATACCACCTGATACTCCTACTACTAGGCTTTCAATCTTATGTTTGTCAGCATAGTCTTTAATCCATAAACTAATCTTTTCTATTCTGTCTTTTGCATTCATTTGTTTAGCACTTTAAGTAATTCTTTAATAAGTTTATCTTTTGTGAGCCTGCGATCTAATTCAATGCCATGATCACGTCCAATCTTTTCTAGTGCTACTTTTGTTTTGCGTTCTAAGTCAGCCTTAGTCCATACTACTGGCTTTGTCCCAAAAATGTTAGATAAAAATTTTCCAAACATCTAGTTACCCTCCGTAGTTTCTTTGTGTAGTCTTCTATTAGTTTCGTACCAACGTTGCCATTGTAAGTATTTTATTTGTAGTTCTCTGTGTTTACCATAGTTCACTGTTGAGTTTTCTAACAAGTCTGTGACTTCTTTTGAGTCTTCAGGTAATGGATCAAGTTTCTCAGGTTCTAGCAATAACGGCTCAGGTGCTTTAGGAAAGTTCATTGTCACAGGCACTGTAGTTGAAGCACAGCCTTGTAACATTAGAATAAACAGTATTAAGACAACTACAAAAGCCCACTGAGTTCTATCCATTATAGCCAACCTCCTGCTGATAATACTATAACAAGTATTACAATAACTAGTATACCTAACCATTCTTGTTTTTCAAACATTATTCCGTTCCTCCAGATATACCCTTATTATACAGTTCAATCATGTCGGGTGTCAACTCACAGTTGGCATTAATTTGTTCTTTTAGTCTCGCTATCTCTGCCAGTGTGGCATCTGTGTCTTGCTTGATGATTTGGGTCTCGGTTACAATTTCTTGTTCAATTTTAGCATTTTCTTCTTTGGACTTCTGTTCAAATACCTCTATGCGGGCTTTCATTTCCTCTATGCG